GGATCAAGAGCGTTTCTACGATACCCGCCAGCTCATCATCAATGCCAAGGACGAGCGCGAAGATGCCCGGGGTCAGGAGCGCATCGAATCAGACCAGGCTAATAACTTTATCCACCGCCTATACCCGCAGATGCTGAGTACAGAAAAGTTCCTGCGCCTGCAGAGGGATCGCAGGGATACAGTCAGGGATGACGATCGGCTCACAGAAGCTGAGCGCGACGCAAAGCTAGAGCAGATTAGAGATCGCATGGACGCTCGTATTGATCGCTTCAATAAGCGCTACCAAGAGCATCTCGAGAAGTACGGCACCTAGTTCATGGATCCTCTATCTATGATCGCGATGGCCGGCACCGTCGTGAAAAGCATGGAGACGATGGTTGCTCGAGGCGCGGAGATCGAGAAAGTCGCAACCAAGCTGGGTCAGTGGTTCACCCTGGCGGCGGACATTGCCCAGGCAGAGCGTGAAGCTGAAAACCCGCCGCTGTTTAAGCAGCTATTTGCCGGTGAATCTGTCGAGCAAGAGGCGCTAAACGCCACGATTGCAAAACAGAAGCTGAAGGAGCATGAGGCATCTATCAGATCCATGATCTGCATGGCGTATGGAACGGAAACCTACCGCGAAATGATGCAAATGCGGCGAGAGATTAGGGAGCGCCGGGAGAGAACACTGTACCGACAACGTAAGCGCCGGCAGTTCCTGTTGGACAGCATTGCTGCAGCGGGTGGGGCGGCGGTATCAAGCACGGTCATTTATTCCGTCTACTGGATTATTGCTTCAGCGTGATCGAAGTCAGACTCACCCTGGCCGAGATGCAGATCGCGGCACAGGTAGGCATCCAGAGGCAAATACAAAACCTTAAAAACGGAGCTGTCCCGGCGTATGGCGCTGGAAACAAGAACGATTGGCAGCTCCATGTGGAGGGGGCGCTGGGCGAGATGGCCCTGGCTAAATGCCTGGGGGTCTACTGGGATGGCAAAGGCAAGATGCGGGCCCCGGATGTTGGCGAGTGTGATGTTCGCACCAGGAGCAAGCACTCCTACGACCTAATTGTTCACGACAGAGATGACGATGACCGGTACATCTACTTACTCACGGGCGGTAACGGGCAGTACATATTCCACGGCGGGATATATGCACGGGACGCGAAGCAACAGCGCTATTGGAAAGACCCAGCAGGAGGCAGACCCGCCTATTTCGTTCCCCAGGCCCACTTACAGAATCCATCAACCGAACAAGGTAATAGATATGAATGTCATTAAATCAATTGGAAAAGAGTGCAAGTCTCGAACGATGAATCTTACTGAGGCCGAGGCGGGCGCATTCGTCGTGGCTGCTGCCACGCTGAACATCGTGCTCATTCTGATTTGGTTACTGAAGTAAGGGTGGAGGATTGCTCCGCTAATCAAATTGAGTCGGCCATCGATGGCATCTGGGAAATTCTGTTCCTTCATCCTTGGGAGCTTATTTATATCGGACTCCCCATGTCTGTCCTGGCGTTCTACGGTCTAAGTATTTACGCCATTTTTAAACACATCCAGAAGAAGTACGAGTAATGAGGCATTGCTACGTCTGCAATAAAGCCGGTGTTCCGATTAGAGACGCATTATGTATTGAGTGTAGGGAGAAAAGGGCATGGAAACTATTATCCTTGCGCTCGTCCTCGACACATATTCGTTCACATGGCTACCAAATTCGCGAACCCGGCTCGGACACTTTCGCATTTGCGTGTACCGCGAAATTAGACCTGTCATAGATCCCGCCAAAAGATACACCTGGTATCTCCACCCTTACTTCTATACCTACTGCGACCCGTATGTGATCTACCCAGTACCTGTTGAACCTGCTGAATAGGTACTGCTGCGAATTTTTTTGGCCGTCCAATAGTTGGGCGACCAAAATAATTGGCCGTCCAATGGTTGGGCGACCAAAATAATCTGCACACATTTTCTGCACACATTTTATTTCTTTGCTGTGCTTTGTGGTGCCCCTAACCTATCCGCAGCCCTTTACTTATAGGCACCAAGAGGCACTAAGAGGAACAGGCTCACAAGTTCGAGTCCCGTCCGCTCCGCCATTTTTCTCTTTAAGTATCAGTAACTTACGATTGTGATGTGGCGTTTGCACACATTCTGCACACATTTCACACCAATTTTGCCTAGATATTGTTGAGCAGATTTACCTGGTCGCGATCCTTCACACCACTAATCCAGTCGGCGTAGGTGTTGAGAAACATCTCCGTAGTGTGACCAAGCTGTTTGGCCGCAAATGCAGGCTCGACCCCGGCCATAAGCATCTCTGATGCTCTGGTGTGCCGGCAGATGTAGGCGCGGCGATAAGTCATGCGGCATTGCTTGAGCGCCTTCTTCCAGGCGTTATTGAAATTGTCAGCATCGAGACACGGGTTATCGAATTGATTGCGGAACACGAAGCCTCCGGCAAATCTCCTGGGATGGTTCTGTAGGATCTTGGACAGCCTGGGCGATATGTAGACAGACCGCACCTTGGAAGTCTTGAGATCAGAGATACGCCTCCGCACCATTGCTCGGGTCAGCGTGATCGTATCCTTGGTAATGTCCTCCCATTTCAGCCCCAGGATCTCGCCCGTTCGCATCCCAGTCTCGAAGGCGATCGTGTAAAAGAACAGGTTATCCCCATCGAGTTTCGCCAGGAGAGATTCCTTCTCCTTCGGTGTGAACCGGATGATCGGCGGCTTCTGGTGCTTCTTCAGTCGGATTGCGTCGACCGGGTTTGATGCGATCAGCTCTTCCTCGATCGCCAGGTCAAATACTCCCCGCAGCGGTATCAGCGAATTGCGTTTAGTTTTCTGGCTGACATCTCGCCCGGCGAGGATCTCTCGGATGTGAGACGGTCGGATCGTGTAGATCGGTTTCTTGGCAAGCCCTTCCATCCAGTATTGGTTGAGGAGCTGCCGATAGGTTTGCCGGGTAGACGGCTTGAGATCGGACTGGTCTAGGTAGGACTGGGCGATGTTGCCGAAGGGTACTGCGGAGTCGTAACGCTGTTCGCCGTGGGATAGCTTCTCAATCCAGCTATCTCTAGCGGCAATGGCCTTCCTTAAACCAGCGTCAGTGTTGGCGAACTTGAAAGCCTTGAAGTGTCTCTGGCCGTGGATTTGGAAATTGATCTGCCAAGCTCCGTGTTGCCATCGCACTCCTTTAACCATATCTCTATCTCCACCGGGTCAACAACGGTCGTCCTACCGGCCACAAAATAATGCCTGCCGCGCTCTAGCTTCCGCTTCCAGCCTTTAAATGTGGTGCGCGGGATCCCAGTATCTTCACACCACTTATCTAGTGCAATCAAGTTAGCCACCTAAGCCCTCCCTCAATATCTGGTTGTACTCATAGGTAAGCTCTGCGATCCAGTCCCGAAGGACGTCAGCCTTGAATAGATTTGATTGATCTAAAAACCTTGTAGATAAGGCGAGGGTGCCTTCCCCGGAGTCGTCGCAATAACGCAGAAGCTCGATGCAAGTGAATAAATGCTCCTCGCCGTCTATTGTTATTTTGAGCTCGTCCATTTCTTCCGGCTGGTCATATTTTGTTCGCCACTTTGGTATCACGGCCATTCGACTTTCCTCTCTCTTCTAATTGCTGGATCCCAGTTGCGGCAGAAGTTGCAGTACCAACCGATCCGTATGCCTTGGGGCGTGTCACTTCTGCGCTCCTGGGCGTATGAGATAATTTCTACCGCTACCTTGCCGCAGTTCGGGCAAGGCTTAGTTTCCATGCGTTTACTCATCCGGCTTCGTAAAGTCGGTGGGCAAACCAAAGCCCTCAGTTTCGAGGGCAATGACTGTTTGAATCAGCTCCACGGGATCGACTTTGATGTGGTTAGGGACAGACTCATCTTCTGCCGCATGAACCATGTGGTGCTCGATGAGGACATTGGCCCAGCGGATTACGTCCGCTCTGGTCTTAATCATCGAAACGGTTTGCGATGGCTCGATCGAGGTGCCACTTGGCCTTCTCAATGTCCTCCCATCCACCCTTCTTGTGGGCCCTCAGAATGTACTGAACGGCCGTGAGAACATGGAAGCCCTCGTTGCCATCGTAGTACGGGCCCATCTCTTCGAGGATATAAACCACCTCTATGCCGGCGATATGGTAGTGCGGCGGGTCATTAACCATGTCCGCATCGCCATCTACCTCCCGCTGACTTTTGGCGATCGCTCGATCCGACCGGGCGTGATTTCTCTCTATTCGCTTAGCGATGCTTAAATCTGCTGCCTCTTCCATGACTGCCTCCTAGAATGGGATGTCATCTTCATTGAAAGCGGATTCCTGGCTAGGCGATGAGGCGCCGGAGCTGGAGCCTTTGGAATCCAAATACTGAACGTAAGTGACCTTGATTCTCGTGTACCAAACGCCAGTCTCTTCGTTTTTGTTTTTCTTGATTGCGCCCTCCAAATATACCTTTGAGCCTTTTTTCATATACTTGTGGAAGTTGTCTGCCGGCTTGTCCCAAATCTCTAGGTCATGCCAGGTTGTCTCCTCCCCCTTGGAGCCGTCTTTGTTTGTCCAGGTTTCGGTTGTGGCAATGCTTACGTTGCAAACTCGACTACCGGAAGGGAGGGTTTTGATCTCTGGATCCCTGCCCAGATTTCCGATCAGAATTGCTTTGTTCACGGTGCTCATTTCATTCTCCTAATTTGAACGCTGTCCTCGCCATGAACCCGGTACTTCTCGAGATCGATATGAGGGGCTTCGGTTTTAAATGCTTTCTCCCAGCAGATCATGCTGCGGCCCTTGACCGGGATGATCTGCCAGTCCCGGCCTTGAACAATTTGCTTCTTATGGGCGTTGACCTCATGCCAGGAGCGCATCTCTGCCTTGATGGCATCGTCCTGTTTCTTTAAGTCAGCCATCTGGTCAGCGATCAGACTCCGGCGACCCTCGAGGGACTGAAAATCCTCGAGCTCGCTTGCATCTATTGGGGGTAGGTAATTCTCGACGTCCTTAGAAAACTGCATCCAGGCGTCGATCAGCTTGGCTCTGCGCTCTGGCTTCGATGTGTACCAAGCCATGTGCATATTGTCGACAGTGCCGTCAGAGCAACACATGATGGCTTTCTCAGCGCCGGAGACGAGGAGCTGGTGCTCCAGTTGCCAGTAGTGGGTGGCCGGAACCACGCCTGTATCGAGCGCGGCAATCAGCTTTTTGTTTGCGAGCTTGTGCTCCCAGATTAGCTTGCCGTCCCAGGTGATTCCGTCGAATGAGGCCGACAGCTTGACTGCTAGTGTGTCGCGCACTTCCTCCGGCTGATCCTCTGGAAACTCTCCGGGCTCAACCACTCCGCAGCGGGGTAGCAGAAAACTCTCGCCCTTGTTCCACGGGATATAGAACGAGCCGTTCTCCGGCTCCATTTGCACCAGATACTGCTCAACGATTGGCCGGGCGTCTGCTTCAGCCTTGTGGCCTTTGGCAAACAGCGCCAGCGTAATGTCGTTGAACTGCTCCTTTTCCCCGGTAGCTTTCTCCCGCAATAACTTGTCACGGTCAGAGCTCGAGCCCATCAGCTTGTTAGCGTCAGAGGCTCCCCAGTGCTCGTCACGCCAGTTTTTCCACTCGGGGGTGCCCTGGTCTAAGTCAGCGTAGATCATGCGGCCTCCCCGGTATTAGGAACTGCGTCCTCGAGGATCTTCATTTGCTCTGGTGTAGCAACGCATCCGTTTTTGCTGAGTAGCTCAATCGCCGCGGTGATCGTTTTCCCGGCGGAAATCTGCTTTACCAGGGCGTCGATGGTTTTCTTCGGCGGGGCCTTGGGTGGCTCGGGCTCGGCTTTGATCTCGAGCTTGGTTGCGGAAGAGGAATCTTCTTCGGCCTTCTCGTTACTGCCAAAGTCCTCAATGTCCTGGATGGCTACCCAATTCCAACAGGTAAGGCCCAGGCCGTGCATGGCGATCGCTTTAGTAAGGCAGCGCATCCTGGCCGTGTTGACTTGGTGCCGGTTGGGGTTGATCGCGGGCTTGTTGTTGTTCTGCAAGACCGGAAGGATCATCTGGATGGTATTGCCCAGGCTGGTTACAGAGCAGACAACCTCAACCTCTCCAGACTCGAAGTGTCGGTCAGGCTCGTAAACATATTCCGCATCTGGGCGGTAATGCTTGAACAGCCCCCAGGCTAAAGACCAGGGTAAATACTCGCCCTGCTTCTTCCTGGTGTATTTCTCAATCTTGATGTTGTAGAGCTTGTCGAAAGTATCAAACTTGCCGGTGGCCTCTACCTCGACTCGGGTTTCATTTGATTTGAGGTCGATTTCCTTACTGGACATAATCAGCCTCCTGCATGACAGACAGGGCATCGAGCTGCTGGCTGTAGACGTAGGCGAACTGATAACCCAGGTGGTAATACTCTGGGATGCCTTTGGGTGTGCGGAAGTCGTAGCGGTGGGGCTTCAGATTCATCTCATCGAAGAAGCCATTGAACCAGGCCACAGTCGACTGTTTAAGCTCCGGTGCGAACATGCAATCCAGGACGCACTGTTGCTCTACCTCCGGGGTAACGATCTCTACCCCTCGGGTTCGGTGTGTTTCCGCGACCTCAAAAACCTCAGTGGTCGCTTGTTTGAGTTGTGATTTCATTTCATCTCCTAACGCCGGCCTTAGGTGGCGGGCTATGGAGACAAATCTAGTCCATTAAGGTACAATGCGTCAACGACTTTTGGCGTTTTTATGGTTTAGTTTGGATGTATCGCCTCAATGGACACAAAAAAATGGCAATAGTTTTAATTTTGCTCGATAGGGTGTATTCTAAATTTTCAATTTCTTTTGGCTGGCTTCGCCGGACTAGGTATGTATCAAGTGGATATTAAAGCCGCAAAAGAAAGGATTGCATCCGTATCTCCTACGGATAAGAAGTCCGAGCAGCGAGCTAAACGCACCCGATCTGCGTTGGAAAGACTAGAGGAAAGCGGGGCGGCAAGGGATACCGCCACGTTGGGTTTGGTCAGTCTATTTTGCGACGAGTTACTAGGGCGTCAAGCATTTGACGGATAGCGACCTGGCCTTCAACATCAAGGGAATTAAACTTCTGCATGATGTTATCTGACTTGGCGTGGTCTTGATCGAGCCACCCCGTTTCTAGTTCGCATCCGAGCTCAATCTTCCGGGCCAGTCTGTCGCCCACGTTTCGTGCAGAGCTGCCGGAATGAAATATCCTAGCAATCTGCATGTGGGTTACACCGATATGCTTGGCTAATCGGTTTCTAACGCCCTGGAACTTTGTGTCGATAAGATATCTAAGGTTCTCTCTACGTATATCTGCGGCTGTCCTCACTGTTAGGATCTCCGTGGTAATTAGACAATTGGGCCCTTTCGTAATGGCCTCCAGCGGTTCTCTAATTATCAACGGGGTAGACTGGCTGGCGCTTTCATCCTCCGCAAATGCAAGTAATCTTCTAAATCTGACTGTATTTCGGCTTTCACTAAAGCCAAAAACTTATGCCGTCCCTTCGAACAAAGGTGCTTTCCAGTGCTTGTAAGGACAGCAGGGTCTTTTTTCGCAAGCCTTTCTAAATTAACTCTGCTCCATACGTTCCAGATTTTTTGTTTATATGCCTGGTAAAAAGCTGGGTCAAATGACCGTATGCCTTGGCGATTTCTTATTAGCCTTACGAGCGATCGCGCCCGCTTGCTAAACCGTTTTGGAAATTTCATCTATGCCTCGCGGAAATGATGTTAATCGACCTAACAACCTAGTTACGCCGGACATCTACATCGTTACAGCATGCCCTAATGGATCTAGTTTAATCCATTGAAAATACGATTGTCCATACATTTAATGCAAAAAGCGTTGAAAATACTGAGGTTTTTCTTACAGCGGAAAGGGCTCCATCGAAATGTATTGAAAGGTAGTCCAAAGAGGAGTATTTTTCATGGTGGAGGTGTTCACTATGTTAAATATTCTGGGACGTTTTGACCGTGTTAAGCAGAAAAATAGTAACCGGGGACGCAATGAGTGGGAAAGCGCCTGTCCAGCGTGTGACAGCCGGGAGCGAAAGCTAGTCATCACCGAGGAATCCGATAGATTCTTGCTGTATTGCCGCCGAGGCTGTTGCCATGAAGCAATCGTAAGCGCTGCCGGGCTCACCTGGCGTGATCTCAAGAAAGATAACTACGTCAGCAAGCCGAAACCCAAGTTTGATACCTATCACCAGGCGCTAATCCTT